CATCACGCTCGGCGGAGTGCAGCCGAACCCAGGACCCGGCCCCAACCCGAATCCCGGTCCGACGCCCACCCCCGAACCCGACCGGAAGGGCGTGGCGTACAAGATCATCTGGGTGGAAGAGACGGACGACACGGCGGCCGGTCGCGGAGCCATTTGGACGAACAAGGCGCTCGCTGCCCGCGTGAAGGACAAAGGGCACAGTCTTCGGATCGTGGACAAAGACAACACCGCTCCGGACGTGCAAGAGGCCATCGGCCTCGCCAAAGGAAAGTCGTTCCCGCAGGTGTTCCTGCAGGACAAGGCGGGTAAGCTGAAGCTCCTCCAGTTCGATGCCCCGCCCACCGCCACGAAGCTGCTGGAGTTACTGGACAAGTGGGGCGGCTGAGCAGCACCTAAACCCGAAGAACATCCAACCAGGTACACCGAAATGGCTCAACTGCACGAAGTCGTCTTGCCGGACGGGAGTAAGCGGCGGCTCGGGAACATCATCCCGCAGGTGTCGTTCAAGGGGTCTTACCAGATTTTCGGGGCCGACCCGTCGGCCGGTAAGCTCATCCCGGTGACCGAGTGGGACTCCTGGCTGAAGAACTACGACAGCCTGGACGAGTTCGACCCGCATCTGGACCAGTGTCCCGTCCATGACCAGGATGGCATCGGCCAGTGCAACGCGGACGACACCGTCCTGCTCATCGAGTTCATCCGGGCGAGACAAGGACTGCCCTACGTCCAGCTGTCCGCCGCCGACCTGTATCACCGGATCAACGGCGGAGTGGACCAAGGGTCGCTGCTCGAAGACGCCATGCGGGAGGTGTTCGACAACGGGGTTGGGACGGCGGCCACTTGTGGCACCCTGTGGCGGGGGCGTAACCAGGTGCAGGCGTCGGCCGCGGAGCGGGCGAAGTACAAGGTGACGGAGCGGTTCCTGTGTCCCACCTTCGAGCACTGCTTCTCGGCCGTGCTCCAAGGATTCGGGCTGAGCACCGGGATACTCTGGTACGACAACTTCACCCCCGGCCCGGACGGGTGGCTGCCGACCCGCGGCAGCGGGCAGGCCAGCGGACACGCCATCATGGGGTACAAGCCCACCAAGGCCACCCAGCACGGCGACACCTATGCCATCTGGCACCAGAACTCCTGGTCTGCCAAATGGGGGCTGAGAGGTCGCATGGCCATCCCGCGAACGCTGTACGGCGGTCCCGTCGGTGGCTGGTGGGCGGTGCGGCAGGTGACGGACGAGGGCGTGTAGCCTCTCTGAGGTGGGGCCGGAAGGACCGGCCTCCGTTTTCTCAGTTTCACGAGGATCGATGATGCGACTGATTTCCTGGCTGGCGGCCCTGGTGTTGGCGGGGCCGGTGTTCGCGGTGGACGTGACCATCGATTACGGGACTAAAACTCCTGTTCCGAAGGACTACACCGCCTGTCTGAAGGCGGTGAAGGCCGGCGAGACCGTCTATCTGGCGGTGGGCGTGAAGGCCCACGATGGCGATTTCCGCGTCGAGTCGCTCAAAGGCGTGGCCAGCGGGCGATACAAGTGCTGGAAAGATGCTGAGGGCACGCCCGTCATGCAGCCGGCCGCCGAGGAGGTGCGGCCGTTCTCGACCTTTCCGGCAACTGTTCGGGGCGGGCTGTCTGACGGGCGGGTGACGGTGAATTTCCGGTCGGCGGTCGCCGACCACCACTGCCCGAACTGCGGCGGCGGTCCGTGGTACACTATCTACGGGTTCAACGCCGACGGAACGCACTCGCATAGATGCGGCAACTGCGGGAACGTGTTCTCGCACTAACCTCAAGGAGAAGACATGCATTACCGAAACGGCCGTGAGGCCAAGAGTTCCGAGCCTTACCGACCTTAGAGATAGGCTGGTTTTGAAGTAGTATCCACACCGACCCAGAAGTCTCAACAGCGGGTGCAGCATGGCGAAGAAGGTCAGCGGCATTTACTCGATCACCAACACCGTCAACTGGAAGAGGTACTACGGCAGTTCGGTCAACGTGTGGGGGCGACAGAGGCAGCACTGGCACACGCTGCGTGCCGGAACCCACCGGAACAGACACCTGCAAGCCGCGTGGAACTTGTACGGGGAAGCCGTGTTCGTCTTCGCGATGGTAGAGGAAGTGCCGGCCGAAAACCTCGTGGCCGTCGAACAGTCCTACTTGGACTCCAACACCGACGGTTACAACCTGTCGAGGGACGCCGAATGCGCGCCACGCGGGTTGAAGTGGTCCGAAGAATCCAAGAGGCGGATGAGTGAGGTAAGGAAAGGGAAGAAGCTTTCCGAGGCTCACAAGAGGGCTTTAAGCGAAGCCGGGAAAGGAAGACGGGCAACTGCCGCTCAGCGGGCCGCTGCAAGCAAGCGGATGAAGGGCCAGGCTGTTAGCGATGTTGCTAAGGAGAAGATTTCTACTGCCCTGCAATCGCTCTGGGACGACGAAGCCTACCGAGAGCGAATGCTGAACGCTCAGTCGCTCGGCAAGTCCACGGATAAGGCCAAAAGAAACTACTCCGCTGCTGTCACCGCGAGATGGGCAGATCTGGAGCAACGGCAACGAATGAGCGCCGAAAGAAAGGCTCGGTGGGCCGACCCTGAGTACCGAGCCAGGATGACCGAGAAGCGAAGAGTGCAGGGTCAACAACTGCGTGAACGCAACCTAACCAAGAGGGAGTGCAAGCCATGCACGCGCGAAACGGGAGAGAGTTGAAGAACGGCGACAAGGTGGTTTCCCTGGCCGGCTACGGAACTGGCCCGGTGAACATCAACGCCATCGGCATCCTGTACGACGCCAAGCCGGGCAACGACTACTGCAACGGCATGATCGCCCCGATTGCCGGCGGGGTGGCCGTCGGTGCCTGCCTGTGCGACTGCCTGCATTACGACGACGTGGCCGATCTGATTGTCAAGGCCGGCTGGCACAAGCGGCCGGAAGGGAAATAAACCCCACGCATTCGAGGTACCTCTGCCGGTAACGGAAGAGGGAGTCCAGGCTCCCGTCGCACGGAGTTCTTCGGCAGGTTCGCCCCACCTGTGGACGAAACGGGGTTTTCCGACCCTTCCCGAAGGAGGACTGTCATGTCTTGGTCTGTTTTGTTGCCGATCCTGCTCCAGCTGGTGGGCCAGTATTTCGGTCCGTTGGTGAAGAAGCTGATCGAGAACCTGCTCCCGAAAACGGGAGAAGTTCCCGTGTCTGTGATGGCCGCCCCGTCCGGCTTGAAGGACTTTTTGATCGATTTCCTGAGCAAACAGGCGCAGACGCGGCTGGAGTTCAACCCGATCCTGAAAGCCATCGCCCTGGCCTTTATCAACCAGTTAGGGGTAGTAGTGGACATGGTGTGGGACAAGCTGTTCAGCCAGAACTTGGTCACCGTCAAGATGACCGCCAGCCCGCAGGTTTCGCCCCAACCGATCGACTGTCCTCCGGAAACGGAAGGACTGCTGATGATGGAATTCGGCGGCTGAGCCGGTTGACGATTCCTTTCACCTGCTTTACTATCTTCGTTTGCAACCACGAGGTGTGGTCGTATGTCTGAAATCCTGTTACTTGACCGGATGGTGCTGAACTCGGCTGACTACCGGGAAGACTACCTGGACGGACGCCTGCATCTCGTGGTTCCTGCTGTCGCCATCGCTGAAGGGGTGTGGGAAGGGTCGGAAGGTCCGATTATGTACGAGGCCGACGACCTGCGAGCCGCCGACCCCGTCTGGAATCATCGCCCCATCGTTCTCGGCCATCCGAAGAAAAAAGGTAAGCCGGTCTCCGCCGCCGACCCTGAGATCCTAAATAAATACGGGTTGGGCATCATGCTCAACACCCGCACCGGGGAAGACGGCAAACAGAGGTACGAAGCGTGGATCGACGTGGACAAGGCCAACAAGGTTGATGTCCGCGTGGTGCGGAACATCCGCCGTAAGACTAAAGTCGAGACGAGTACCGGTCTATACGCCGATTTGAAAAAAGGCGACGGGGACTGGAACGGCAAACCGTACAAGTACACGGCCAAAGAGCATAAACCGGATCATATGGCCGTACTACTGGACGAGGTCGGGGCGTATAGCGTGGCGGACGGTGGCGGGCTGCTCGCCAACTCCGCGACCATGCCAGAAGACGTCCGCCATTTCCTCCAGAACACCGTGACTGCGTGGCTCGCCCAGCGGCGACTGACCACGAACGGCTCGGTTGAAAACATCAAAGCCCAACTGTACCGTAAGTTGGCGGCCACCTATGGGGAGCCGGGGAAAGAGTGGTACGGGCACGTGGAGGCCATGTTCGATAACGTGGTCGTTTTCTCGACTGGCGGTCCAGACTGGTCGTGCATGAAGGTCGGATTCAAGGAAACGAAAGACGGGGTGGAACTGATCGGCGAGGCCGAACCCGTCAAGTCAGTTCATGGCTACCGGTCGGCGGACGGTAGCGTTCTCATGGTCAACGGGTCCGCCGACCTACTCACCGGAGACGACGACATGACCGCGAAAGAACACGCCGCAGCCCTGGTCGCGAACGGCCAGTTCGCCGAGTCGGATCGGGCGTGGCTGGAGGGGCTGGGCGAAGGGGTGCTGAAGATCAAGGTGGTGGCGAAGCCGGAGGGGAAGAAGCCCGACCCCATCCTGAACGCTGCCCCGACCACTCCGCCGGCCGCGGTGCAGCAGGGCACTGTGCTGACCCCGGAGATGGCCCTGGTGCTGAACGAGTTCCTGCAAGAGAAGCAGGTGAAGAAGGAGCGGCTGATCGGCAACATCCTGGCCAATCCGAACAACCGGTTCACCGAGGAGTGGCTGAAGGCCCAGCCTTACCCGGTGCTGGAAGGGATTGCCGGCTTCGCCGGGACGACCGCGACGGCTCAGCCGAGTGCCGAAGGTCTGACCGGCAGCACCCAGTGGATCCTGCAGAACGCGGGCAACCGGCAGAAGCAGCAGGAAGAACTGCCGACCCTCGACACCAGCGGCATTGACGACGTGTTCGCCGCCAAGAAGTAATAAAGGTTTCGGCGGTCGCCCGCCGGCCGGTTTCGCTCAGACTCACCCTCACGAGGATCCTGACCAGTGTCCACTTCCAACGAAATCCTGCTGAAGGGTGAGTATCACCCTTACGAGGAGGCTAAGATCAAGTCCGGCCAGACGATCAAGCCGGGCATGGCCGTAGACCTCGATTCGTCTGGCCTCATCATCGTTCCGGCCGCATCGGGCAAGGCCATTCCGAAGCGGGTCATGCTCATCAACACCTGGACGGGCAAGACCAAGACGGACGCCTGGACCGCCGAAGAGTTGGCGAAATACATCGTCCCGAAGCCCGGTTCTCTTATCAACCTGTTGTGCCTGTCCGGTGAAACCATCAACATCGGCACTCAGGTCATCATCAACACCGCCGGTAAGGGTATCGCCACGACAGGCTCTCCCGCCCAGACGTTCGGCGAGTCCGAAGAGGCAGGCGGTACGCTGACGGCTGACACCTTCCTGGCGGTTCGGGTCTCTTAAACCAATTAACCCCTGCCCGGTGCACCGGGCGCGTCATTCTCAACCGACGTGTCCGGGCACGCCCGGTAACACCGGAGGACAACGAACGTGGACTTCATTCTGAACGGCGAATGCCACGGGACGGCGGCGGCCCGCATCATGGCTCACGGGTTCGACCCCGACGCCATGCGGCCCATCGAGATCCCGGACGGCTCTGGCCGGGCCTACATCCAGGTCCGGAACGGTAAGAACAAAGACGGTACTCTGCGATACGCCAAAAAACTGGTGCACAACGCGCCGACGACCCTCCGCTACGATGAGTGGAAGGCGTTTGACGACACCGTCCGGGACGTGGCCCGCGCCGAGATGAACGTGGTGGGCGACATCCTGAGTCGTGGTCTGCGGAAGACCATTCCGGGTGGCATGGGCAAGACGCTCTTGCAGCACCAAACGACCAGCGACATCGGCGACGCGACCATGAGCATGGACGGGTTGCGGCGGGGCGAGAACGACCGACCGCTGAAGGAAATCGCCACCTTGCCCCTGGTGTTCACGCACAAGGACTTCACCATCGGACTGCGTGACCTGGAGCAGTCGCGGCAGAGTGGTGAAGGGTTGGACACGACTGACGTTCGGCTGGCCACCATCAAGTGCATGGAGTCGCTTGAAAAGCTGACCGTCGGTACGCTCACATTCCCGACCGTCGCCGGCGCGACGATCTACGGGATGACGACGTACACCTACCGGATGACGAAGACCATCACCGCTCCGACTGCGGGCGGCTGGACTCCGGAGACGTTCGTACTGGAACTGCTCGCTGGTCGGCAGCAGATGCGGGATGCCTATCAGCGCGGCCCGATGATGATTTATCTCGGGTACGCCTGGGAGCAGTACCTGGACGCCGACTATTCGGCGGCGAAGGGGCAGAACACCCTGCGGCAGCGGCTCCTGGCCATCGACCGGGTAGCCGGGATCAAGATCCTCGACTATCTGACCGGCTTCCAGGCCATCGCCCTCATCATGACGGAGGAGAACGTCCGGATGGTGTCGTTCTTCCCGCTGCGGGTCATCCGGTGGGAAGAACAGGGTGGGTGGGAGATTCACCTGAAGGTCATCCTTGGGATGGTGCCCCAGTTCCGGGCCGACTACAACAACAGGATGGGTATGCTGCACATGAACACCGCGTGATCCGAAGTCATGCCGGTGATTACCTTGTGGCTAGTCGGGTGTTCACAGACACCCGACTAGCCCGTTTTCTCAAACCAGGTGCGACAATAATCATGGCCAAGAAGAAAGAAGCTCCGGCGGTGCCGGCGACCGGTGGCGGGAAATTCCGAGTCGAGGGTCCGCAGCACGCGGATGCTTTGGGCAACCGGTGGGACAAGGGATCGGTGATCGAGTCGGACGCGGATCTGACGGTCAAATTTCCGGGCGTGTTCAGCCGAGTGGACGATGACGAGGAGGTCGATCCGCCGAGCAAGACGGCGGCGGAACTGAAAGCGCAGGGCGAGGGCGAGGCGGTGGAGAATAAAAAGCCGTCTACCGTTCCGGCCGACGAAAATAACACGACAACCGAGGGCACGGACGCGACCGACATGTTCGAGGGGGCGAAGGAGGCCGGACTGGTGGTCCGGCAGACGGATGACGGGACTTTCGTGGTGGCCGACGCGAACGGGGGTGAAACGGAGTTTGCCGACGCGGACGACGTGGTCGCTCACATCGAGGAGTACACCACTACGACCAAGAAGTCCAAGAAGAAGAAGTAACACCCCGAGGGCGATCTTGTGCCGACGATCCGGTCTAGTTTGGAAGCGGTCGCTCGCATCTGCGTAGTGGACGAAGACACCTACGACGAGGCGACATTCGAGGCCGCCTTCCTCGAACCCGCGTCTTGGTTGGTGCAAGACGTGTGTGAGCCGGCTTACGACCCGGCGGCGAGCGAGGCCAAGCTGGAGATCATCGAACGGTATTTGGCCGCCCACTTCTATTCCGTCACGGACCCGGTCTCCATCAGCGAGTGGATCGGGTCCGTCCGGACTTTCTACGAGTATAAAGTGGATCTGCACCTGAACGTCACTCGGTTCGGTCAGCAGGCGATGCTCTTGGACACATCCGGAGCGTTGGCCGCGCACAACAACGCAATGAAAAAAGCCCTAGCTACGCTTCCCGCCGACGTTCGGCCCGTAACGGCGTTCTGGCTCGGCGAGACGTTAGAACAGCCCTAGGAACTCGTTTAATCACGATTGGCGGGGGTTTTAAGTCGTGTCGTTCAAGAGCTTCCTGAAACGGCTACGCAAACAGCCCATCGCTTGCTGGATTCCTGGCGGCTTGGACGGAGAGGGCGACCGGACGTATTCTAAGCCCATCGAAATCAAAGGCCGGTGGGAGGACTACTACGGGGAAGACGCGGACGAGTCCGGCAAGACTTTTCATAGTCGGGCGCGCGTCATCGTGGACCGGGACTTGCCGCTTGGTTCGGTGCTCAAGCTGCCGCCGGCCGAAGGGACGGCCCTCGAAAATCTGGAAGACCCGTTCGGAACGGATCCGTTCGGCACCGAGACCGACGTGTACGAGGTCCGGAAGAAGGAGACGATTCCGTTTCCGAAAAAGCGGGGGGCCGAGAACTATCACTGGACAGTGGTGCTGTCGGGGAGGAACAATTGATCACCGAATACGTTTCTCCCGCTCGTCTGATCGACGCCGCGCTCCGGGCTACTGCAATCGCCCCCATGTCGGCCACGGCGGACTGGACTTCGATTTACGGTAACATGCCGGCGGAGAAGCCAACCAATCGACTGGCCGTGATGTCCACCAGCCCGATCACCTGGTTCAAAGACCCGAGGACGATGCAACTGGTTCAACACTTGGGGGCACAAGTGTTGGTCCGGTCGAAAAAGAAAGAGGCGGGATTCCTGAAGGCGATGGCTGTCATCGCTCGTCTGATCCGGGCTAAAGTGGACGACCCGATTGCCGTGACTATCGACTCAGTGGACTACGTTATCACCCACTGTAGTCTCGCCTCCGGGCCAATTTACATCGGCTGGGAGGAGAAGGACTTGGCGGATTTTCACAGTGTCAACCTACTGTTCACGGCGGAGCCGGGCTGATGGCTAAAGGTAAAACTCGTGTCGAGGTGACCGGAGTTCAGGCCCTCCTGCGGGCTTTCGAGCGGGTTGAGAAAGGCGTCCAAATGACGGTGCGGGAAGCTCTGATGGAGGTCGGGAATAGAATTCTGGCCAGGGCGATTGAACTGTGCCCAATGGACACTGGAGCACTGCGGGCTAGTGGTCGTGTGGAGGTGTGGGACATCGGGAATCATTGGACGACTCTGCGGCTCGAAGTGGTTTTCGGCGGGCGAGTCGGGTGGCGGCCACCGGTGCAGGCGGCAGGTAGGACACATTGGACGAAAGACCCGAACTTCACCGGGGCGGAAACTTTAGAAGGAAAAGTCGTCACATACGCTATTTACGTTCACGAACGAACGGACGCGGTCAAATGGACGACACCGGGCACCGGGCCGAAGTTTCTGGAGCGGGCGGTGCGGGAGATTCTTCCTCAAGTCGGCCAAATCGTTGGCCGACGGGTGGAGATGTTAACCGAGCAGGTCGGCCGCCGGGCGTTCGGCCGACTGACCGTTTCCTAACGCCTCGGAGGGCTGCCACATGGCGGTCAGCTTCACCCGGTCGTCAAACGTGAACGCGGACGGAAACTCCGCCCAAATCACGGACAGCGTGAGCGGGGCGGAGTCGAGTAAGGTGAGTTTAACGCTAACGACTGGCGTAGCCGGAACACTCACGACCAGGACCGACAACGACACGGGGGTCGTAACCAGTACGGCCCACGGCCTGACCACTTCGGACTTTGTCTCGCTGTTCTGGACCGACCCCAGTGATGGCAGCGAGAAGTGCCGGATGAACATGGACATCACGGCCTCCACCACTGACACGTTTACCGTGGACGTGGGACAGGGAGACAACCTGCCGCTCGCCGCTTCCAGTCTCGTCTGGGGCAAGGTGGTGAGTCGCGTGGTCGCCTGGGACGGGGTGACGAACGGGATGCTCGGGTTCATGGCCAGTCTCGGCGGTCGCCGCGGGTCTGTCACCGCCCAGGCGGTCGGCACGCTCATCGGTCTGGCCGGAACAGACCTGATTAAGCACCTGAAATCCAGGTCCCCCGGATTCTGCTGGTTGTCGGGCATCGACGGGACTTGGCCGGGAGACGCGGCCAACATCCTGATCCTCACCGCCGCCCTCGGGGATGTCAACGGCGGCGGCATCGCCACCTTCGTCGGCCTGGACACCTGATCCACGGCCTCCTTTTTCTTCACCCTGAACTCCGGAGGACGCCGTGCAGTATTTGACCGACGGACATCCGACGACCGTGTCTTTCGCACTAAACGCCAGTGCGAAATTCAAAGAGGTCTCGGTCACGCCACCTGGTATCAGCGGCCGGGGGCCGAACAACACGACGACGATGCGGAACTCGGTCTGGACGACCCAGCAGCCGAAGAATCTGAAGACCATGACGGATTTCAGCGTGACCGTGCAGTACGATCCGATTTTGTACTCGCAAGGTCTGGCGATGATTAACACCATTCAGGCGATTACGGTCACGTTCAGCGACACCAGCACCATCGTCTTCCAGGGATGGTTGGACGGAATTCAGCCGAACGAACACTCTGAAGGGTCGATGCCGACGATGACCCTCAGTGTGTGTGTCAGCAACCAGACGGCGGCGGGCGTCGAAACCGCTCCGATCATCGCTGCGTAATTCCTCGGCGGTGAGGACTAGCGAACCTCGCCGCCTTCCTTTTCCTCAGACCCCGAAGAGGTCGAAATGTCCGAGTCGAACAAGAACGGCCCGAAACGGTTCAGCACCAAGAAGAAACAGGAGCCGGTGGTGATCGACGACCAGGACTACATGGTCGTCCAGATGACCGGCAAGGCGAAGGAGCAGTGGCAGGGCGAGATGAACGCCCGGTTTGACTACTCCGCGGACGTCGAGAACCCCATCATCAAAGACACTAATGGAGTGTTTTGGGGGCTGCTCAGTCGGTGTCTGTTCAAAGTGAGCACCCACGACCCCAAGAACCCACTGATTCCGCTCAAGCGGGAGGAGGTGGAGGACGTGTGGCCGTCTGAGATCCAGGAAGAGATTTACAAAATCTGCCAGCGGATCAACGGTCTCAGTAAGGAAGGGGTTGACGAAGCAAAAAAAGACTAGACGACCCGGAGCAAGAGGCTTGGTTCATGGTGGCGGAAATGCTTTCCGCCACCATCGATGAGGCACAAGACCGAGTACCATATTCGGAGTTCATCTCCTGGGTCGAACACTTCAGACGGAAGATCAAGCGGCGAGAGAAGTCGGAGTTTTACCTGGCGGCCGTGCGACTCGAAATGTACCAACTCCGGAAAGCGTTCAGTTCCGTGTTTGGCAGCAAGATGAAGGAAGTGGAACTGAAAGATTTCCTGATGACGCACGATGACACCGGTGAAGACCGGCACACCCGCCTCGCCCGCGTGGGCGGTAAACCGACGTATACTCCGTCCGACGGAAAAGACTATTTGGTCGCGTCGAAGGCGGCTTGGATGGCTCGCCTCGGCCTGATCGGAGGGAATTAAGTGGCCGACACCGATCCGATCAAAACGCGAGTCACGGCGGACGTTTCTCAGTTCGTGTCGGAGATGCGGAAAGCCGCCGCTGCGGTGCGGGTACTCGACAGCGCCATTTCTTTGATGGCCGAACGTCAGAAACGGATGGTCCAGGGTGCCGTTTCACAGTTCACGGCTGCTGAAGCCGCCATGTCCCGACGGGCGGCTCAAGCGTTTGCCACGTCCGCCCTGCCGCCGCGACTGTTGCCCGGCCCGGCCGTTCCGTGGCAAGGTACGCCTCAAATCAATGCCCCCGGCATTCCTATCGCTCTGCTGCGAAGGTGGGCTGCGAGAGACCGGCTTGAGCGGGCCAATACTCCTATTCCCCTACGACAGCCCGCCGATTTCGTTCGTGGGTATACCACCTCTCAGAACGCCGCGTACACTCGTGATCCGGATTCTCCGTATTTCGCTCGGAGGCAGAACTGGTATCCGACACGGGGCGGTAGTGTCTCGGACATTTTCTCG